CATTTACTGAGCTAGTCGAGGAGGCGGAAGAAGCTAAAGATATACTAGACGAGCAAGAAGACCTTAGCGAGCTAACTGAAGAAGACGCACAACGGCTACATGAACAAGACCCGATGATTATTCCGCCTCGGCCTGAAGATAAAGTAAGTAAATCCGCAGAACCTGTAGAAGACGAAGACGACGAAGACTTAGATGATACGCTAGACGCTATTAGCTATACGCCTAACATTCAGCTCGATCCTCGGCAGCTCAACCCTCATATCAAGAAAGCGATGAAGCTACGGCAACACCTAACTAAGAGCCAGCCGCAAGCTAAACGTATTGGACTAGCTTTAAGACGCGAGCAGTACCACGCGCTGAATATAGACACTATTGAAGACCTACTGGACGGACTAGGTAGCGACGACGAAGATGCGCAAATAGCCGCAGCTATGGTTGGCGGTCACTTGATGCTAGACTCTTTAGAGAAAGCAGAACCGCACGTCCCTGCGAAGTACTTAGAGGGACTGACGGGCGAGGCTCGCGCTAAACGTAAGAAGCAAATACAAGCTAGGATTAAGGGTAAAGACTCTTATAAGCCTATGGAGGGTGATGATGATGTTGAGACTAAACCTAGCAAGTACACTAAGACAAAGTTCGCGGCGGCGGTAAGAGAAGAAATTAAGTCTAGCGGTAAGGACGAGTTTATAAGAGCCGCCGCCAAAGTCTCTGGTATAAGTAGATCTATCATCCGTGAATGTTATGATCGCGGGCTTAAAGCCTGGGCCACCTCGGGTCACCGAGTAGGCGCGACCGCGCAGCAGTGGGCCAAAGCTAGGGTCTATAGTTTTGCGACGGGCGGTAAGACTAGGAAGACCGCCGACAAGGACTTGTGGGATAAGCACTTAGAAAATAAGCGAAAATAACCACGTCCAAAAGTCACGGTAAAACGGCAGGGTGAGACACTGGAAGTAGTACGCTAGGTTTTTGAAAAATGAACCTGTCGGTAAATACCCGATAAACTCAAGCATAGCCGCGATACATACCCAGGCGTAGAGGGTGAAGCAGAGCGTAGGGAAGATTATATATCGCTTCACGAACCTGATACGCCGCTCCCTCGGTGTTAGAGCTGGAGGGCGGTGTAGCTTAACCTTTTCGTTTTCTTTAGGTAGCTTTAACCGCTTAGCGCTATCCCCAATGGCGTAGAGTCTCATAGGCTGTTTAACACCTTTTAATAACCAGTAACCTAGATCGCGTACCAATAGATCACCCCTAACACTAGCCGCATATTCACCTGCCCGTTTACTCATAAAGGTCTGGCCTGGCCCTGCGAGGCTCATAATTCGAGCGGCTACTGCTTTCTGTAGACCCTCCACTTCAATCGGCTTAGCGCCCCTAGCGATGAAGATAGAGCTGTTACTATACATCATAACGTGACCGCAGTGAATACCTGCGCGGGACTGTAGTCCGAGGTGACGCTCTACCATATCGTGATACGCCCGTATGTAGTTAAGCGCGTCCCGCATAGTCTCGAAGATAAGCAACGCACCGTCAGTCTTATCTATCTCTAAACCCTCGTATTTTATAAGTAATCCGCGGAAGATCCTGTCGTAGATCCGCATCACGTCGCTCGCTCGCTTATCCCCTACCCGCTCTGTGAATTGGGTAGAGTCAACAATATCAATTAGTACGAGGATGACAAACGTGGCGCTCATAGCGAACTACTTTACAAGTGTTTCGATCTCCGCCTCGATCTTGGCGAGTCGCGTATACACCTCACTCGGGGTTATCCCATCATCAATCTTAGTTTCGACTTTAGCTAGGCGCTCGCTCAACTCGTTATCTTTAACTTTCAATACGTTATTGATAACGCCGAAGACTTCAATACGGCCCTGCCTGTTACCCTCTATCGCCTTTTTACAATCTTCAATTTGGTGACGGATCGCCTGGATCTCCGCCTCGATGTGGGTTACTTGCTTACTGAACTTCCACAATAAACCGCCTGCTGTGAGCAGTACGGGTACTATATCCATAAAGTATGTGCTGACGCTCTCCATGATTAACTCCTCGCTGCTGGGTGAACGCTTATTGTACGTTAATATTTAGGTATTTTCAATCATACTGTAAGTGTGCTTAACCGCGTAGATACGCGAGGTTAAGACTGTCGCAAAGTGCCTTAACCTGCTAGGTAGGCGGTTAATAACCGTTGCGGAGCGGTTAAGAGCGTGACCCTCTGCGAAAGTACGTTTTCGTAAGTGCTTGATTTTATTACCCTCAAGAACACGCAGAGGACGGACTAACGAGTCTATGGATCAATAATTAAATAAGAGTTGTGGTTCTAAACTATAGAGGTGGATTTATTTTAGACTATACGCTACACTAATCTATCCTCTCCGTGTTCTTATTGCCTAAGAGGTTAAGCATGATTAAGAAGTTTTTCGGCGCTGATATAATTCGATCACCGCACTCGGCGGATATGTTCTTCAACCGCGAGGCTATGTGTAGAGCGCTTGACCTACTGCCTGTGACACTGGACGGGCAACTCAAGGCGATGGGGTATGAACAAGCTACGGGGTTAATCTTCGACGGCGAACCTAACGCGAGAGCGCTTCGTGCTAAGTACGGGCTTGACGCGCTACTGGGGCTAGTATTCTCGGCTAAGACTAAGACGCGAAGACACAAGGAGCGGTATACGCTTATCGCTGACTTTGTTAAGGGTCACGTAAACGCGATATGCTACGACGGCTTCAGCTCCCTCACGGGGTGGCGACTCTCCGAAGAGTGTAGACGGGCTATAACCGCCCACATATGCGGCGTAGAGTTTTGTGGTCAACTTCCCGAGGCGCGAATACGACCTGGCGAAGATTATCACGGGTCACTACTACGCAACTATCACTGCTCGCCCGAAAATCTATCTATACCTGAAGTGTGGGTGACTCGCGCAGAGTCTACTAAGATACGGGCGATTGATCTAGCGGTGTACCTATTGTGTGAAAACCTAGTAGACTTAACTACTACCGAGTTACTTTTACAACTAGGTGTTAATCCTGCTAGGGGTATATATACTGAGGAGCAGAGGCAGCAGGTTGTAGAGAACCTGGCCAAACTTGTGTTATAATATACCGATACTGCTGGAGGAATGTATATGCCCTACCCTAATCAACACGCCGCACGTCTAAAGTCACCCGATGGGTATAAAACTTTTCGTACAATCGCGCCTGACTCTTTTCCTGACGGTGTGTCCGTTATCTTAGGGATTAAAGAAGACGGTAAGTCTGAGTTTCAGGCTATCAGAGCGGATCGCAATAAGATGAGCTTCAGCGAGTTCAAGCGCTGGCTCAGCGACAATAGTTATAGCCCTAGTAAGATTGAAGAGGCGACGGCGAAGTCTATGGAGTCACACATGAACGACGTACAACTCTTCTCAACCTGGTCGCCCATCGAGATCAACAAGTCGGAAGATAGCCGCGCTAAAATTGGCGGTATAATATCTACCGAGGTAGTAGATCAGCAAGGTGACGTTATTCTACAAGACGGTATGGATTTTTCATACTTTCTACAACGCGGCTGGTTTAACTACGAACATAAGCAGGGCGCTGCGAATATAGTCGGTTGCCCCTCATCCGTAAAAAGTGTTACCGTTGGCGGTAAGAAAGCCACGCGAGTGGAGGGTTACTTAATGACGGATAAACCGCTTGCGCGAGAGTTACTTCAGACCGCAAAAGCTATTAGCAAGGCTGAACTACCTAGAGAGCTTGGCTTTAGTGTTGAGGGTCAGGTACTATCCCGCGATAAGGACAACCCGCACATCATCACTAGGGCAAAGATACTGAACGTAGCTATAACGTCAGCGCCCGTTAATCCCGACGCTAGACTAGAAGTTTTGGCGCGGTCACTTATGAACGGAGAAGAGATGGAGAACACACCTTACAAAATCGCAGCCGCGGCTCTCGATTGTCACCCCGAGTTGCGTAACCCCGAGGTTATGAAAGCTCTACATGATATGATCGGTAAAGGCAGCGTCGGTTATGCCGAGCCTGCTAAACCTGCCGACTCAGGGTTATCAAACCTTGTGAAAGAGTCGATGGACGAGGAGTTATCCGTCGCAACCGCTCCCGACCTAGAGCAAGCTCTCTACGGGCGTATGAAAGACGAAATGGCGAAAATGATGGACGAGCGAATGGACGAGCTACTTGCCGCCGTTAAGAGCGAGTCAGCAAGTGCGCCTAGTATATCTACTCGCCAGCTTCAAGATGTTGTCGCCAGGGTCTTTCCTCACCTCCCTGCGGGTAAGGCAAAGATGATCGCAGCTAATCTTGTCTCTCGCGCAAAAACAAGCTATAATACCTAAACTACTCTACTTCCCTTAAATCCATTACAGGAGGTCACGCTATGTCCGAAGCTAACATGGACAACGCACCAGAGCAGATCGAGTCTGCCGACGTTTCACGCATTGAGGGTCTTCTCGAAGATCTTTCAAAGGCTATTGTTTTAAACACACCTGACGAGTCTTCAACTGAGATCATCGCTAAGGGCGCTGACGCTATCGTTGCTCAAAATAAAGAGCTGGTAGAGCGTATCGACAAGAGCATGAGCGTTATTGAGGAGCGTTTTAACGCGCTCTTGAATAAGCTTGAGCAGCTAGAGGGTCTTAACGACCGCGTTGAGAAAGGGTTTAACGACCTCGCTTCACAACCTCTCGCACCTAAAGCCGTTACCGTCGAGGCAGAGGTCGCACCCGCAGAGGTCGCGCCTGTAGTCGCGCAGGTAACTAAAGCTGAAGTCTTGTCAAAAGCACTTAACGAGCTTCAGTCTACTAACGACCCTCAACGACTCTCTCAGCTTCGCAAGGGCATTGCCCAGCTTGAGTCTAACTACGCTCCCGCTGACGTAGCGGCGAACCTCTCACTGTAAGGAAAATATCTTATGTTACCAAACATCAATCAAATGGTAGACCCACAAGACCTCATTAACCTTAACGAAGCACTCCGCAAGAGCGCGGGCCTCGTCGGTTATCAAACTCCTGCTATCCCCGACGCAGGCGCTGGTCTTTCTCCTCTCGTACCGCAGTCAATCGAGGGTATGCTCTCAATGGCTAGCCACACTATGGACGAGATCGCTCTCTGGAAGAACATTCCAAAGACCTCAGTCGCTAACAGCCTCCACGAGTACGTTGTTGTCAACGAGCATGGCTTTGACCTCGACCCTTTCATCGCAGAGGGTGGCGGCGGAGCTGACTTCGCAACTGGTACTGCTAGCTACGAGCGTAAGAACGTCAAGATCAAGTACATGGCTGAGCGCCGTCAAATCAGTGACGTAGCTTCAATGGTTGGACTTATCGGTGACAACCGCAGCGCACTCGCAGAAGAGACTGAGCGTGGTACTCTTAGCCTTATGCGTAAGGTCGAGAGCGCTATGTGGCATGGCGACGAGAGCCTCAACCCCGAGGGCTTTGACGGAATTATCAAGCAGATTAGCGATAGCGGATCTAAGCTTGACCTCAAGGGTAGCGTCCCAACCCCTCTCTTACTTCAAGAGATTTTGGGAGAGGTTTACGCTTCACCTAACTACGGTCGCCCTGACACTATCTACGTCGAGCCACGCATCCACGCTGAGTTGATCCGTCAATCAGTCGAGAATGGCCGTCACGATATGTTCGTGCGTAACCCTGCGCAGGGTATTACCTTTGGTCAAGAGCAGATCTTCATCTCAGCTCCATACGGCAAGGTCGCAGTTCAGGCAGCTCCGTTCCTCCACACCGCGAGCCTCGCTCCTGCGGCTTCTATCGGTACTGCTCCATCAACTGACCCTGGGTACGTCGCACCTACCTTTGGTGTAGCTGGTGCTGGCGGGTCACTTCCTGCTGGTGACTACATCTACAAAGTTGTAGCTGTCGGTAAGGCAGGTACTCTCGCTCCTGTCCAATCAGGTGTTCAGGCTGTCGGCGCTGGTCAAGAAGTCACCGTCACTCTCGATAGTGACGCGGCTATCCTCTACTACCGCATCTACCGCTCCGAGAAAGACGGTAGCGCAGACACTTGTCGCCTCATCGCTCGCGTTGCTGGTGACGGTACTAACTACGTTGACCTCGGGCAGCATATCCACAATAGCTCAAACATCGTATTCGCGCAGCACACCCCTGATGCGATGCAGTTTGTACGCTTGCTTGACCTCATCCGTCGCCCTCTCGCGGAGACTTCAACTATCCGTCCGTTCCTCCTTATGATGTTCGGTAGCCCCGTAGTTAAGCTCCCTAAGAAGATGTTCGTACTTGAGCAGGCTGGCTTCAGCTCTACTTCTGGCATCAACGCTAACTACCTCAACGCTGACTTCTAAGATTAAGGAGTAACCTATGTGGACTTACCGACGACGTTTAAGTATTCATCCCCGCGAGAGCTACGTTTCTTTTGGTGGAGAGCGCCTGCTGGTAGCCGCAAATGGTTGTGTCCTTAGTCCTATCAGCGACGAGTTAGAGTTGAAGCTGCGCAGAGCGCCTCAAGTCTTCAGGTTTGACCCTGCGATTGAAGCGCCTGCGCCTAAAAAGGCTGAGCCTAAAAGCGAAGAGGTAGCGCCTCCTGTAGAGAATGAACCTCCCGCAGAGGCTGAGCCTGCTAAAGAGCAAAAGGTTGAAAGTTCAGGTAAAAATGATGATAATGTGACTAAGCGCAAGCGTAGATCACGAAAATCATCCGAGGGATAAGTTTAGTCCCTCTCAGGAGGGCATAAAATGGCTTTATCCATCTTCGACCTGATCACTATTGATAGAGTTAAAGATACAACTGTTGCGGGTGTTGACCTTACTTTTGATGATGGGTCAGCATACCCTGATAGTCTGTTTGAAGACGCTATAGCCCAGTCCGTGTCCCTATTGGAGACGGAGCTGGGTATTATCATTGACCCTTTCTCTATAAAGGGCGAGCGTCACGACGTTGACATTATTGATAGAAACGCCCACTACCCGCTAAGCCTAGACCTTAAACCGCTAAAAGCGGTAGATCGACTAGCTATACGGGTTGGCAATAGTTCGGCGGAGGGGGAGTTTCCCACCTCCTGGGCTTCTATCGCTAGTCGGCAACATAGTAAGATCAACTTACTACCCGACTCGGGCGCAGAGAGCGCTTTACGCTTCTCTTCAGGTGTACCGTTCCTTGTCGGTGACGTGTTTTCACCGTACTCGCGCTTCCCGCAGTACTTCAGCATCGACTACACCGCAGGCTTCACCTTTGAAGAGGGTAGCGCCGTTATACCTCAAGGGCAGAGCGAGGTGAGTATCAGTCTAACTAATACCTTTGATACACGCCCCAATATCCTTATCGAGATCACGGACGCGCAAGGCGGCTCGGGTTTACGGACTATCAGCGCTGGAGCTAATAGCCTTACCGTCGCAGCTAGGGTAGCCCCGACTACTGGTGACTTGACCTTGAACTACACGGTTCACAATGTAGACCCGCTCATCGAGCGAGCGCTACTTCTACTCTCGGCTATACTACCGCTTAACATCGCAGGTGACTTGATCGCGGGCGCGGGTGTAGCTTCTCAATCAATATCTATCGACGCATTGTCACAATCACTAGCGACTACTGCGTCAGCTACCTCTGCGGGTTACGGGGCGCGGCTTATCGCGTTTAACGATGAGCTTAAAAAAGTAACCAAAACCCTGCGAGGTAAATATTCACAGATGAACTTCTACGCGAGGTAAGATCATGCTTTTACCCCTACCCTCTCGCAACCTTGCCAAAGCTCGGGTTGACTTCAGCGCAGACGACTTCGCAACACTTATCGCCCAAAAAGGGCTTAACCTGCGCTGGCGACAAGCGGCGGAGTGTCCCTGTTCTGCGCGTACTGCGGATCTTAACCTCGACCTTAACTTTGTAGGTGCGAACGAGCAAAGTATTGATAATCAATACAATAATGAGTGTCCCGTATGTGACGGTAAAGGAATACTCTACCACTCTGAGCAGTCTATTCAGGGTGTA